TACCTCTCTGTTTGATAAGATTTTTACTAACTCGGCTAAGTCAGCAAATCTTATCTTACCCTGAGGTATTTTTCTTTATCAATCCCCTTTCTCAGATCCCTGTATTTACATCATACAGGAAGCTCCTCTGCGTAAAGTCCGACTGCTTTGCCTTGATCTCCCAGCCAAAGGAAAGTCCGGGATCTCCTGCCACAACGAAGTTGGCTCCGTTCCTCTCCTTGACATAGCAGGTCCCCTCTCCGTATGCCTGCAGGAACACCTGATATTGGGATGTCGCGATCGTCTCGCCAAGGATCGGATCAATGGAAATATAAGACAGCCCATCATCAGCGATGACCCCCTCGCCTACATCTCCGAACATCGGTGTCGGTGTCTCGTAGGAATACAGGAGCCTCTGGCCATAATCATCCGTATCCACCAGTCTTGACTTCGACCCACCGCAGTAGAAGTTGCCCGAAGTACTGATCCCATAGGTGCCACTGGTATCTGTGCTGAGTATGACATACCGGTTCGGCATCATTGCATCCGAGATCCTGATTGAGTCATCGTCAATAAACGTGGACGGATACTGAAGAAGAAAGTTCCCCAAGAGCTCATCACTATTGTTCTTGATTAGAATCCCGTTCCTCGCAACTGCGGTAGCCTTACCCGTTCCCTTATCTCCATCACCAGTGAACGAAATACCATTGAATATATCCGGCTTGATTTCGATGTAGTTTCCCCAGTTGGTTGTCACCTCAATCCCGGCAGAAGTCATCTTGATGCTGTCACCAAGGTCGATCTCTTCAGCGCCATCGCTGGTCTGGACCTTAATAATTCCTGCCTTGATAAGATCTGCTGTAATGCTGCCGGACTTGATGTAAGTGCCATTGATGTACAGCTTGCCGTTCTCCATGTAGATGCCTTCAAGAGAGCCATTGTCTGTCAGCCGGTTGAAGATCTCGGTCTGGTTCAGGTTCTTGTTGATGGTATCCGCATAGGCTTTGGCTGCCGTGAGGGAACTGGCAATCGTCGCATCCCGGTAAGAGATCCACTGCGATCCGTTGTAAATCATGGGCTTGTTGTCATTGCCGGAGTCGATCCACATATCCCCGGTCACAGGGTTTGACGGAGCTGTCTTCCCACCAGTGATCGTGTTCTTCGTATTGGCCTTGTTCATCGCGTTCGCTGCATCCTGCAGAGCCTGCGCAATCCCGGCATCCTTCACCTTGATCCACGCCTGCCCGTTGTAGCGATAGACGGTGTAGCCATTCGAGGAATCAAACCAGATGTCACCGGTATCGAGGCCATCCCCGTCAGGCGCTTCATCCTGCATGTAGGTCGCGATCTTGCCATCGATCTGTGCGGCGAGTTCCTTAGACCAGGTATCAGAAGCCGTCTTTGTCTTCTCATCTGCGATCTCCTCAGCCTTGGACTGAGCCTCGGAAAGCAGAGAATTATACTGCTCCGTGAAGGTCTTCCCACCAACCTTTGATTCAGAAGAAAGCCTGAACTCGCCGGTTTCCATGTTCCAGTAATTCTTGCCCTTCTTGTCCGTAATTGTCCCTGCCTTGATGAGATTACCATTTAAAGTCCCGGCAGTGATGAAGTCCGCATAGAAGCGAGAGTCGATCGTCCATGCGGTATCGAAGGGCCCCTGATAGCCGGAGGTAGAAAAGCCGATGCCGTTCATGTTGATCCGGAGCACATTGACAGCGGTGTTCTTATCAGCAGTGTCCATGATGAGGATCTCATCCGGCTGACCATCTGCATTGAGACCAAACACGACATGCCCGCCAAGGCCTCCGGAGATCAGCTTTGTCGCATGCTTGATAGCAGACTCAAGGAAGGCTCGGTTTGATTTTTCCTGTGATTCCATTCTCGCGTTCTGAGAGGCAATAGCATCGGACAGGGTTGATCTGGCACTTCCGATTTCGATAGAGGAATACCGATCCTTCAAGACATCGTAGACAGTCTTGATGACCTTGGCCTTTGCTGAAACCTGAAGCTCCGGGAATTCCACGGACACCGTGTCACAGAGATTCACTCGTTCTAGTGGCGCGATGTTCTTATATTCCTCTGTCTGCCAGAGAGCCACGAAGCTGATGGAGATGTTGACGGAGGGCACGCCATATCCGTTCGCCTTCATGTAGGAGGCGGCCTTTGACCGGAGCGCAGATTCTGTCGGAGCTTCCTGCCACTCGGATGAAAGGTCAAGGACCACTGTCCTACGGTAGGGAAACTTCGATGCGTTCTCCGTATAGACAGGGGATGCCGTCACAAGCTGTGTCTCTCCGTCATTATCCTTTGCCCAGTAAGGCACAACACCTGTAACAGTATCCTCGATCGACTCTTCCTGCTTCAGGTCCGTCAGATCTTTACCATATCGGATCACCTTTCCGCTGTCCCGGCCTCTGGCTGCATGAAACTTTACCGTCCACCTGTCCCACTCATATTCGCCGCCAAAGTTGTCGAGGATGGAGCCTTCCACACCTCCAAGTCTTGACCGAAGCGATGCCGGAAGCGGTGTCGTGTAATTTCCAACCGTCGTATCGTCCGTCCAGAAATCAAATCCGCAGGGCTCGATGGCGTCATGCTTCAGACGCTCAAATGCCTGCGCTGCTGTCGTCGCTGGGGTAAGATCTGCCTTCACCGGTACAAAGGAAAGCTGGTAAGACACATGCCTTGCCGAGATCGTAGTGATCCCCTTCATGGGCTTGGAGATCTTATAAATCCGAAACGGCTGCTCCTTCTTCCCGTCTGCCGGGACAGCGAAGATGATCCTCTCCTTCAGGATATCCTTGTAGTGGATACCGCTGACAGGATAGGTCATCTCCAGCTCAAAGGACCCGTTCCTCTCTTCTGTCACCGTGCAGGAGATTGCATCGTAGAGCCTGCCGAGGCCGTTTGACGTGAAGTCCCTCTCTCCTGCGTCGTATAAAACAGGTATCATACAATCCACCACCTTGGTATGAGTTCAATCTTCGTGATCCCCTTGCCGAGCGTGATTCCGTTGTCTCCCGGATTGAGGACAGGGAAATCGCCGGAAGTTAGAGAGATCATGCTGTTGCAGTTCGTCGCTCCATAAAATGCGTCCATGGTCTCGCAATCCACCTCGACATAAGGATAGGTGTTGCCCTTCACCTCGATCGTCTTCTGTCCAATACCTGCGGTACCATTTCCGTAGATCAGGATGCGAGGCTTGGCAGGAAAGAGCGTGTTGTTTCGGATCTCTCCATTCGCCGTGAATGTATAAGTCTTCTCACCGGACTTCAGGAACCGCTGCGGTTTGCAGTTGAACGTGATGTCGAACTGTCCTGCAATGTTTCCGATCTCCTTCACAGAAAGAGGTCCTTCAAAGAGAGCCAGCCTGTACTCTTCCGGGTGATAGGTATCTTCCAGTCTCCGGTATCCTGTCCGGGTCAGAAGGAAGCTCCGAAGCGCAGCGACGTTGTCCCTGAAGTTCTTCACGATGCCTGCCGGATAAGTGAGGGAGATGTTCTCAAATCTGTTGTTATCAAAAACCAGATCGCCAGATCTTCCCGGCACCGACTGGATCTCGTAGTCTCGTTTCGGAGAGCTGTAGACTCCATCCCCGGAGATCCGGACACCGAAGTCCAGGCTGCTCTTCCCGTCAAAAACAAAATAATGAAAAGGTCTCATGTACCACCTCTCTGTTATAGATCATGCGAACACCGCCTCCTTCATGTTGACCTTGCTGTTGATCCTGCTCTCGATGATGTCCGCCAGTTCATGAACGTCCTGTCCGGGTGCGCCATAGACCGTGATGTTAATATCTCCGATCGTCGTACCGGCACCGGCATTGCCCACCGCCTTCTGGATCATCGACATCAGACTGTTTACTCCGACGACTGCTTCCGGTCCTGCCTCACCACCGGCAAGGAGTGAATTGCCCTTCATGCCAAAGATCGTAGGGCCATTTAAGATCATGCCGTCTTCCATCGCCTTCTTGTACCAACTGATGGAGAAGTGTGGTGCGGACGGAGGGTTGATCCCGAAATGTCCGGAGATGCTGATGTGCGGGAGCTTCAGGCTCGGCAGGGACCAGCTGAAATGGAAGAATCCCTTGATCCTGTCAATCGCGTTCTTCACTGCGTCCCTTGCACCGCCCATCTTGTCTGAGAACGCCTGCTTTATGGAATCGAGCTTTGACCTTGCTGTGGACAGTGCCTCACCGAGCTTTCCTCCTGTCGTACGATTGATCACATCGAAACCCGCCTTCCAGATGGACTTATACCCGTCAATCGCTGTAGAAATGACACCTTTGATCCCTCCTCCATGCTGCTGCACGACAGACTTGATCCCGGACCATACGGTACTGGTATTGGATTTCAGCGTATTCCATGCATTCGTAACGCTGGTCTTGATCCCATTGAAGGTTGTCGTCGCACCGGACTTCATGCCGTTCCAGATATTGGAGGCAGACGTCTTGATGTTGTTCCAAGCCGTACTGGTACCGGTCTTTACCGCATTCCAAGCATTAGTGATACTGGTTTTAATCCCGTTGAAGATCGTTGTCGCTCCAGACTTCATCCCGTTCCAGATATTGGAAGCAGCTGTCTTGATGTTATTCCATGCTGTACTGGTCCCCGTCTTCACGGCATTCCAGGCATTGGTGATTCCTGTCTTGATCCCGTTAAAGATGGTCGTGGCTCCGGTCTTCATCCCGCTCCACACAGTAGAGACACCGCTTTTGATACCGTTCCATGCGGTCTCCGTTCCAGACTTGATTCCGTCCCAGAGTCCGGAAAAGAAGGTGTCCAGACCCTCACCGACTTTCTTTACCCCAGAGCACACCTTATCCCAGACACCCTTGAACCACTCAGAAATCTCTCCCCAGTGCTTGATGATTTCCACCACGGCAACAACCGCAGCGACGACACCGGCAATAATCCCGATCATGGGAAGCAGGGATAGGGAGCTGAATGCGGTAAGTCCAGTGGACAGGCCGCCAACACTTGTCATGACCTTGCCGATCACACCGGTAATGCTTCCAGCAGCCGACACAACTTTTCCAACTCCAACGAGAATCGGTCCAACCGCAGCAGCCACCAGAGCCGCCTTCACAATGAACTGCTGCATCGGTTCCGGCAGACCGTTCCAGAAATCTGCAAACTTCTTCAGTGCTGCGGCTGCCTGCTCCAGCATGGGAGCCAGAACACTTGCGAGGGAATTTCCCACCTCAGCTCCGGTGATCTTCAGCTGATTCATCGTCGTCTGGAACTTGTCGATCGGGTCCAGCGTGTCGTTAAAGGTCGTCTCCACATTTCCCTTGAAGGAGCTCATGTCAGATGAAAAGCCATCAAGGGAGAGCTTCCCGGTCTGCATGGCGTTGAAGATGGCGGCACCACCTTTAGAGCCAAACAGATCATAGGCTGCCTGCAGCTTTTCCGTATCCGACTTGTTGGACTTCATCGTGGTACTGAAATCACCAAGTGCCTGATCGAGTGTCTTCCCATCCTTCGCAGCATTGTTCATGGCTTTCTTCATCGCTGCCATTGCCGTGCCGACATCCAGACCGGACATCTCGACATTGCCGAGGAACTGTGCGGACTGGGTAGCATTGAAGCCCATGGCCTTGAGCTGTGCCGCGTTCTGGGAAAGATCCGTCGACAGAGTATCCATGGAAAGACCGGTCGCCTGTCCAACAGAGTTCAGGACATCCAGCATCCCGCCAGCCTGTGACGCATCCATACCGAATGCATTGAGAACGGAAGAAACGTTATCAACGGAAGTAGAGACATCCGTGTCATTGACTGCGGCGAACTCGACAAATTGCTGAGAGAGATCCTTTAAGGCTGTACCGGTAAGACCAAACCTCGTATTCACCTCACCAATAGCAGAGCCAGCCGTCTCAAAGTCTGTCGGGATTGTGGTTGCGATATCATTTGCCGCATCCTGCATATCCTTTAAGGCCTGCCCAGCCGCACCGGTCTTGGTCTTTACGATATCCGCACCGGCATCGACCTCAGTAAAGGCAGCAAGAGATGCCGCACCAACTGCAGTGATCGGAGCTGTCACATGGGTAGAAAGAGAAGTGCCGACACCGGTGATCTTGTCTCCGATATCCTTCATCTTCTGCCCTGCCTGCTGAAGCTGGACACCGGCAACAGAGCCGACCGACTTGTACTGGTCCTCCAGTCCCTTCAGAGACTGCTTGGTATCCTCAATCTCCCGGGTCAGCGCTTCCTGCTGTTTGATGGTCTCCTCGGTCTGAGGTGCATCCTTCAGCTGCTTTAAGGCAGCCTCTTCCTGCTTCAGCTTCTCCTTCGTATCAGAGATTGCCTGAGACAGGTACTTCTGCTTCTGTACAAGGAGATCTGTATTGCCGGGGTCAAGCTTCAGGAGCTTATTCACGTCCTTCAGCTGATTCTGTGTATCCTTGATGGACTTATTAACATTCTTCAGGGCATCTGAGAGTTTCGTGGTGTCGCCACCGATCTCAACGGTGATGCCCTTAATACGATCAGCCATACTGACCTCCTTCCTGAAAATTGTGCATCAAAAAAGCACCGACCCTAATAGATCGATGCCCTTGACATTACCTGTTGATTTCTTATAATCAAAACATAGAGAGCACTGCGACAAGCGGTTTGACTCTCCCCCAATGTTTCTAAATATTTTTACCTGGAACCATTTTTACACGGAACCATCACTTGGCGGAGTGGTTGGTCTCAAATGCAAACCATTTTAATCAAACAGTCGTCGCTTGGCCGAGTGGCGGCTGTTGCTTTTTATGCTGATTCTTGACAATAGCCTGCAGAATTCCTATAATCAAAGCATAAAGAGAGCACTGCGACAAGCGGTTGGTCTCTAGTAAGGAATCAACTATTTATTAAACAGTCGTCACTTGCCCGAGTGGCGGCTGTTGCTTTTTACGATAATCGTCACGGTGAATTTACCGATATGAAACGTAATACGCATAGACATCACCTCCTTCCGGAGAATGATGACCAACCGCCTGCCGTTATCCCAGTGCTCTCTATCCCATAAGGGACGTATCCAGTTTACTATTTCCTTACAGGGCTGTCAAAATAATTCACCAGTTATCAAATTATCACAACTAAAAACATATCTCCACCTTTTTGAATTATCCTGTATTTACTGCACATCCAGATAAAAAGGTGGAGATATTGTTTGTGTTTATATGTTGCCTGCCATCATATTCATTTAT